AAAACTTCTCTTGACACTGTATTTACTGAAGAAGCTGCTCAAGCCATAGAATCGCGTGTTCACCAGTACAGAATGAAACACACTGAGGCTGAGAATTTGATGAAACAGAATCAGACGAGAGATGTCGTGTGTGACCGGTCTCCTAACACCTACCGGTACTTTCGTATCGAGAAGGTTTATGACGCACAGACCAAGAAGATCAATGTCATTGAGACTGAGGTTACATACGAGGCTTTCATCCAAGACTGCTATATCATGGCGTGGCAACAGAATAACGATCACCCACCTCCTCCTCTTGACGATGAGTTGAAAGACTTACTTGAGAATTGGACTGGAAAGAAGGAGATTACTTTTGAGCGTGCTGCCATCACGCCGAGAGTTCATCCTCGTGCCAATGACGCGATTCCCGTTCTCAAGGCTAGAGACATACTCAAGAAAGTCACTCCTGTTCCTGTAACAGCTGCTACTCAGCAATCTGCTTATGACCATTTTGTCGTCCATATACATGGACCTCCTGGGCGTGGAAAGACCTGTTTTTACGAGGATGTAAACACACGTCTGCCCTACCTGATGAAAACCAAGATATGCAAGGTAAATCTTGCTGACTCCTCTACATGGGTTGATTCTGCTGTGTACTGGATAGATGATCAGGTAATTGCCTACCAACAACAATACCTTGACTTCTATAACTCCAGAAGTATGTCTAGTGTTATATTTCTATCTTCAAATATAAAGATAGAACCATACTACCCTCCTATGCGCACCCGACTTACCAACTGGTGTGCAGGCCGACCGAATGGAAGGTATCTTCCTGAAGTGCACCTTGAGGGTCTTCGGAGACGACTCGGCCTTGACGGTGTTCTCCACATTGACGGTGACTGCGGTCATGCCTGGACTGCCATCGGAACTAACATAGAAGGTGTTGTATCCCAGCCGGGTGTAGTCATAGTGAATGGAGAGCAGATGACTGTCAACCGATTCATTCTCGAGCTCGGGAAGAAAGTTCGCAAATGGAAAGATGCAAATGTACTATACGACTGGGGTGATTCAACCCATGTAAGTATAACGCCTGATCCTGATATTCACATTAATGTGGATACGTTTCAGCAGTTGAAGGACATGCTTTCTAGCGCATCTTCTATGTGGGCTAATTATGGTTCTTCACACGACCATAGGATCTATGTTAAGCCTGAACTTGCTAAAAAGCTTGCCTCTCATGATGAAGTGTGTGTTGACTTTTGGAAGATACATTCCTCTGCAACAGCGTCTGATCTTGATGAGGTTGTGAAGAGTATCTTCATCTTATATCGTCAAGTTGACCTTGAGAGCTCACTCGTCGTGACCGTCGGTGGAGTTACTTATTGGAATGTCGAACACACTCTCTTTAAGAGAGGTGCCGGCAGAGTGACTTGTGACTATTATGAGTCAGGTTCTTCTGTAACTTTCGTTTTTACTGAAGGTGCTGAAGGTACTGCTACGAAGGAGACTGTTCTCGTTAGAAAGGAAGATCTTGTTAAGGTGTTGTGCCACGGGACTGTTTACTCTGATGCCCTAATGCGACTAAGGCCGTCATTCCTTGATGCCTTTCATCGAAGAACTGATGAAATTTTGGCCCATCCTATGATGACTCCCGTTGTCAAACAGCATTATTCTTTTCTAAACGATGGTTGGAGAAGATCATGCTGGGATAAATTCAAGGCTCGTATAGCCACCATGTGGGAGGAGCACCCTTACTTGATGATTGCAATGACTCTTGCTGGGATCTGGATTGGGTGGACTACTCTCATGTCGCTGTATGGTCGAACCAAACAGTGGCTTACTGGCTCTTATGAAGTTCAGTGTAAGAGCTGTGCTTTTAACCATAAGTACACTAGGAAAGAGTATCACCAATTTGAAACAGATGACTATTCACTATGCCCTCACTGTACGTACTACGAAGCGAAGACTAATGATGGTCATTACATTAACCCACGACTGTTCTCACAACACGTTGAGAACTGGAAGTCCAAACATTGGGACCGTGTCAACAAGTGTTATTCACAGACGCAGAGTGATACATCTGATGAAGAAGATGATGATCCTGTTGTTCAGAAAGTTACACCTGAGTACGTACAAATGCGTCAATCACGCATAAGACAAAAGCTATACACCAAGAAGGTGAATAAAGCTTTTGGATTTGACTGGGCCACTGAGCCTGAGTATGCTGAACAACAGGGTACTGATGATCACATGTATGATGTCATCAAAGCTGTACGCCGCCAACTAGGCTACGCACATGGTTGTGGTCGTACACGGGCCCTCGGAATAGGGAAAAGGTATTTTGCTTGCCCTGCCCATGTATATGAAGACGGTCTGTCTATAGAGTTTGATGGAACTTTTCATAACACAACTCTTGTGTATTTGAACACTTCATCTGACTTGTGTATAGTTGAAATCGCCAACAAGACGTTCCCGTCTATGCGCTCCCTTTCTAGATACATGATCCCTGCTAAAGCCTTAGGGAAAATTTCTCATGGTGCATTGATACTTGACAACGGGAATGGATTTGATGCTATACACGGTACCCTTGAGTATGACACTCATAACATAGGGTATCTGACTCAGGCTGATGAACACATCTTTGAGAATGTTATTTCACTTAGGAATGTAAACATGGGGTGTGGTGGTCTTGCTCCACGGGACGGTGACTGCGCAAACGTTTATGTCGCTAGGAATGGTGTCGCCCAGTGTTTAGCCGGGTTACATGTGTCATTCAACCAGTATCAAGCGAAGGCATATGGCTGTGCGTTTGTGCGTGAACAGATCGATCAGATCTTGAATGAATATGAGACCAACCTGAATCAGTGTGCTGTTGAACCCGCTGTCGTCATGAATTTGCCCTTTGGTAAGTATCACGCCACAGAGCCTGTCGTTGAGTTCTTTGAGAACCATGTACGGGATACACCGGGAAAGGTTATAGTACCTTCTCATCGGTGCGCACACTTGGGTAGTACTGCCCGGACTCTGCACAAGAAGAAGGCTTCACACCACAAGACACCCTACTCCCATGAGGTTGAGAAGGTGTTCCCTATTCAGAAAATTCCTGTTGATGGAACTATGAAGATGGTTACCGACTATTCTGCTTTAAAACAGGATAGGCGAGGCTTTTATTGTCAGCTCACCACGCAGATGGCTAATTGTAATGCTGTCTTTACAGGATCTGGGACCCTTCTTGATGAGGCTGAGATGAGCGTGCTCGAGTACTTGCGTGACTACTACGGGGGACCGTTTCGTGAATTGAACCAATATGAGGTTCTGAACGGAATCCCTGGATTGTCTAAAGTTACCCTTGACACTGGTTGTGGAGTAGTTGCTCAGAAGATAGACCGTATCACGTTGAAGCGAGACGCTATTGCCGCTCTTCCTAGCGGCGTGTTACAGTTCGCGTCAACCCCCCGGGGAGAGCGCTTACGCCACACTTACAAGCAAGAGACCGAAATGTTTAGGGCCGGCCTTTCCCCCTTGTATGTGTGTACTGCTCAGTTGAAGGGAGAATGCCTGCCTGTCGAGAAAGCACGGAAAGGAAAAATTAGGGCTTTCGTTGTTGGACCTGTAGGTCTAATGTTACAAGAACGACGCCTATGTGGATCTCTTGCGGCAGCCATAGCCACAACTGATGGTCCGATATTTATTGGAAAGGACCACTTGCTCTTCTTTGATAGGTTCCTGCCAAAGTGCGGTAACTTCTCGCATCATGTCGATGTAGATTGCCGTCGGTGGGATAAGAACTTACCACCTGCTGTCATTGTGAGA